CTGAGATCTTTTTAAGATTCTTGCTGTTATAGGATCTTTTATTCCTTTACCACTATTAGAAGCATAATATTCAAGAATTGCATCTAAATGACCTTTAACATAGTTATCTAAATCTTTTCCTTTGTAACCAAGTTTTGCTCCTTCAATATGACCTTGATAATGAATTGATGCTATTAAATTAGGAGCTTGAACTAAAGCATCAACAGAAGTCATTAGTTGACTAGGAAATCTTATAACTTTTCCACCTGGATTAATTACTGCTCTTGAAATAATATCTTTTCCTTCAGAAGAAATAACGAACTTTTCTTGATAGTCAGCTTTTACTGCTCCTCTATTTACCCAGTTATCAGAGTTTTTAAATGATTCTGTAAACGCTTTACGAGCAAAACTGGCATTAGAATGTAATGCTAATAAATGTCTAAGAGCAGCATCTAATTCTACTCTGCTACCTGCTCCCCTTATTAACTCATAAGAAGACATATAGGTTTCAATAACACCTGATAAGAAGTTAATTTCATTTGTAGTAGGAGCAGAAAGTAAAGCGTTAATTCCTATTTCATTGAAAATTCTATTACCCTTATCCCATAAAGATAATGTCTTATGTAAAAGTCCAGTTTCATATAAAGCAGAAAGTTTTTCTACACTTCCATTTGTTCTTTTAATTGTATTAGTAAGTTTATTTATTTTTGAGTAATTACCTGTCTGTTTAGCTTCTTCAAGAGCGTTTAATAGTTTTTCTTTTAAACTATCAAGCTTTAATCCTTGTGCTTCTGAAGCAATACTTAGGCTAGATTGTCTAAGGTTTTTAAGTTTATATTTTTCAGCAGCAGACATTTTGTCAAATTGCTCAGGTGTAACTCTCTGTGTTTCTATTTGCATAGATCTAAGGCCACGACCTTGTTCAGTTCTTAATGGGATACCAAGACGCAACCACTCATCTATTTCTCCAATAGATTCAATAAGTTCATTAACATTTTGTTCAATTAGAGTTGGATCTTTAGAGATATTTACTGCATCAATAAGTTTTTGATTTATATCTGTTGTTTTATTAGTTGCTATTGTTACTGCTTCAGCTAAAGCATAATTAAGTTCATCAGTAGGAACTAAACCATATATCTTTGCATACATTTCAGCATGACTTTTAAGCTTATTTGTATCAGCCAACATCTTGATACCACCGTCAATAGTATCTGCTGTTGTTTTTACTGGAGAGAAAGCACCTTCATCTTTTAATTGCTTAATTCTTTTGACAATAAAGTTAAATTGTCTTTGTTTATGTTTAATTTCTTTGGTATCAATAGCATTAGTAACTTGGTTAGGGTTGATCTGATGAGGAGTTGTATCTGTACCTGCTAGTGGTCCATCTCCTTGAGAGATAGGAGGTTTTCTAGGAGGCACTGCTGCTCCACCACCACCTGTATCTACTTTGTTTATGTTTAATTGGTCTTGAGGATCCCAATAGATTTTTACTTGATGAAGACGTTTACCTTTACCTGCTAATTTTCCTCCTTGATGAGTAAAGCCACCAAAACCTTGATCTCTTAATGAGGTCTGTAAGTCAGAAAGAATGTTATCTACAAAATCTTCATTCCAATCTGTTCCTCTAACATTTTTCTTTAAAGAATCTAAGATCTCAGATAAAGAAGGTATTTTTTTAGGCTTAGTACTCCATGATGCTATATTTAATTCGTCAATAGTTTTACCAATAATTTCATTATAAGCTTCATTAGTTCCAGAAAGCTCTTCTAATTTTGTTAATAAATTATCTGGAGTAGGTTGGTCTAAATCAAAAAACTTAATAGGATTTTTTTCAGATACTTTGTAAACAGTTTGTTTTGCAGTTTTAGATACTCTACCTTTATTTTTAGTTTGGTATTTACCTGCTGTTGTTAAATCGTCTGTTGCATAAAAACCAGGACCATACAAACCTTTTTGTTTATAAACTTGATTTTCTAAATGAGTTGTATCATCTAACTTAAATTCATCAGCAGCCCCATGATAAAACTCACCCTTACCTCTGGTATCTGTTGTTAAATCTAACTTGGGTGGTTGATCTTTAACAGTTAAATACGGTATAGACATCTCATCATCTATTGTTGATGTTGCTCCTGTTTGTCTATCTACCCAAATAACATCGGGGTCATCTTTAAACCATTTCTTATATAACTTACGTCTTGATTCTGAATATCCTTCCATCCTGTATTCACCAGGAAGTAAGTCTTTACGGACGTTATCAAAGTTTTTCTTTAAAAGATTAATAGTTTTTCTAGGAGTTAGCTTTGCAATATCAGCTTTTTTAATACCTAATTCTGCTAACTGTGTAGCGTTTAATTCTTGTAATTCAAGAACAGC